CTCAATTAACAAATAATACTTTTCAAAAAAATTATAATAAACTTTTAGCTTTTTTTAGTAATGACAAACCAGATCTAATAGATACAAATGAATATATTTTTCAATTAAAAATATTACTTCCCAAAATATTTAAATTGTACTTAAAAAAATTTAATCATTATATAAATCAAGATAGTTTAGATAAATATTATATAATTTGTGGTATGGATTTTATACCTAATAGTGAAAATAAATTAAAATATTTGGAATGTAATACTATTGCAGGATTTAAAACTTCATTAGGATTATACAATTATCAAAACTTTTATAAAGATTTAGAAAAATTTGTTATGGGAAATCCAGTTGAACATGGTACAATTGTAAAAGCTAATCTTAATTTAAAAAAAAAATTATAAATTAACTATGTTTTTTAATGATTTTTTCTAATTCATCTTTTGTTATAATATTTACTTTTAAAGTTTTTGCTTTTTTAACTTTACCAGTGTTATCATTAATTACTGTTTTATCTTTTACTACTAAATAATCTGTATTTTTTGATACAGATGTTTTAATTTTAATTCCTAAATCTTCTAATTTAGATTTTAGATCATTATCTCTAAAACCTGACATTACTATTACTTTTCCTGATAATTTACTCTTTTTTACTTTTTTATTTGGATTTGTTAAAGTTATATACTTTTTTATAGAATTATAAAAATCCATAAAATCATCAAAATTATCGACTAACATTTTACTAGTTTTTTCTTCCCATCCTTCAATTAATTTTATTTTATCCATAAAAACTTTTTTACTCCATTTTTTATAATCATTTAAAATATTAGGATACATATCTAAAATAGTTCTCGCCTTTCTACTTCCAATACCACGTCCTAATTTATTTGATGCACCCATTAAATCTTCTAATTTAATATTAGTTAATGATTTTTTAATAGCAACTACTAATTTTATTGAAGATTTTTCTTTGAATCCATCTAATTGCATAAAGTTTTCTTTTTTTGCTTCAATAATTTTTAAAATTGTATTATATCCTGCATCATATAATTTTTCAACATTTTTCTTTCCCATACCTTTTGCATCTAATTTTGAGAAGAAATCATATATTAGTCCTATTTGAACCTCTTTATTATTACAGTCATTGCATACAATATCAACTCCAGTTTCATTCCAATGATATTCTATATTCTTCGGCATAGCACCTTTTTTTGCTCTTTTTAATATTTGAGTTATTTTAGGTATAACATCACCACTTCTTTCTATTTTAATTTTAACACCTTTATCAATTTTGTTATCATTAACATATTTTGCATTAATTAATGTAACTCTTTGTATTTTAACACCACCAATATTAACCGGTTTAATAACTGCTACTGGTTTTATTAATCCATTTTTAGAAATATGCCATTCAATTTCTACAATTTCAGATTCAGCTATTTGATCATCTAATACTGTTTTAAAAGCAAAAGCATATTTTGGATTACCTTTTTCTTCTCTTTTATGTATTTCTGTATTAGTTACAATAATACCATCAATTACATAATCATATTCTGTTCTCATTTTCTTTAAAAATTCACTCATTGTTTCATAGTCTAAACTATTAAATTTTCTGTATTTTACAACGTCAAAACCAATTTTTTTTGATAATTTAAATTGTTTTTCATAATCAAATAAAGGATCTAAAACTTCATAAACTAGAAATCTAGTATCTTTTGCTAATCTTGGATCAACATTTTTACTATTAATTAATCCACCAGTTGTATTTCTCGCATTTGATTTTTTTTCATAAATAGGTTTTTTAAATAATTTTTTTGGCATAATTATTTCACCTCTAACTGCAAATAAATTTTTTTCCCCTTGGATTCCATTTTTATCACAATATTTTTTAATATTATCCCATGATGGAATATTTGGTATATATTTTAATAATTTATTTAAATTTAATCCATGAGTAGCACTACCTCTAGAATTAAATAGAACATTACCATCATTAGTATATACTATTGATCCAGAAAGACCATCTAATTTCATACTCACAATATATGGTGCTTTATATTTTTTGAACCAATCATTAATATCTTTATCTTTTTTCTTTTTATCCATACTCCATAAAGGATATGGTAATTTTTGTTTCAATTTAGGGTCTTTTATATTAGATCCAATTTTTTTTAATACTTTACTATTCTTTTTTTTAAGTTTTAAAAAATCAACTAACATATCAAATATAGAATCTGATACAATTGGTTTATCAGAATTAAAAAAAGCATCATTAGCTTTGATTATTAATTCTTCTAATTGTTCAGCTGACATATTTTCCGCTGTAATAAAAGGGTTATCATTCAATTTCTTAATAAAATTCATTAATATAACTATTAATATTTTTTTAAATTTTAATATCAATTTTTTTTTTATAAATATGAAAATTTACAAAGTTTTGTTATTAAAATCTAAATTAAAGTAATTTTTTCCATTTCTTTTTATATCAGATTTATAATTTAATGGAGACCAGCATAATAATGGTAAAATTGTATATGATTTTAAAAATTGGATTTTATCCCTTAACCAATGATCTATTGCATGATATATACCTCCATCTTCTTCTACTAATTTTAATAATTTATATGCTCCTTTTTTACTGATTATATAAGAATGTGTCGTTCTATCTTCAAAATTAGTCACATATAAATTATTTTTTATTTTACACCAATTTAATATATTTTTAGGAATATAATTTTCATTAAATCTACCACCAATGTAAAGTAAATCTACATCATTTGGAATATTATTTTTATTCCAAATTTTATCGAAGTCATGATAAAAAAAAGCATCATCCTCAAATATAGCTACCATGTCATTTAGATCTAAATCTTCATTATTAATAATAGATTTCCATATTTTAATATGACTTAGAGTACAACCTAATTCTCCTTTGATAGGACCATATTTGCCATCTTTATGTGGATTTTTCTTAATATAATTTATTAATATTTTTTTTATTTCATCTGTTAATGTAATTTTTGAACCGTCTACAGCTTTAAATATTTCAACATTTTCTTTTTTATAAGGATATCTATCAAAAAATTCAATTAATTTATCTGGTCTTCTTTCTAAATTTATAACATATGATTTTTTAATATTTTTCATTGAATCTAATTTAATATCATATTCTAAATTCATTTGTTTTAACCATTTAAATCCAATATCATTCCATGATTTTATTGTTTTTGAAAATTTAAGTTTTTTTCTAATTTCATGACAATATTTATCATTTACCATTATTTCACTAATTCTTTTTGCAATTTTAATATATGATGTAGTATCTTTTAATTCAACTTTAAACTTAATTCCATCTCTTTCTTCAAAAACACCATAATTACTAATTATTGGAATACAACCAGTTACTAATGACTCTCTTATTGATATACAATCTGTTTCTGCACCAGTTTTAGTTAAATATAAATGAAAATTAGACTTGTACTTTTCCTCTATTATTTTTTCAATACCTACTCTACCATGTTCATAAACTCCTTCTGTATTATTAATTAATTTTCTAATTTCATCCATCAATTCTTTATCTTTTTCTTTAGTAGAATATCCGTAATATATATGAAACTCTGCTTTTGGTACTAAATTTTTTAATATTGGAAAGAAATATTTAAGTAATTCTAATAACCCCCTATTATACGCTGATGTATATGAAAGTCTATACTTATTTCTTATAATATTTTTATTTTGTTCAAATTCATCGACTCTAATCCCATTCATAATTGGAATCAACTTCTTTTTAATTTCATCATTATTTTCTTCCTCTTTTCCTAATAATCTTAATGTAGCATAATTGTGATAAAAACTTTTTGTAAATATTTTTGATAATTTATGATGATGTGTTTTTAAAATTAAAGGTGGAGATGTATCATGTAAATCTAAATAAATATCATCAGCATTTACATCCCATTGTAAAAATGATTCAGATCCTAATGATCTCCATAAAATAATTTTTTTATATTTTAATGAAGCTTTAAATGTATTAGACGGAATGTAATCTACATTATTATGTGTCATCTTTTTATCTATTTTAAGATAAACTGCTACTTTGAATCCTTTTGATGCCCAATATTCTGTTAATTTTACGATAGCTTGTTCAGAACCTCCTAATGATTTATCTGTAGGTTTCCAATCTACATAATTAAATATACCACAATAATAAACAATATCATATTTTGAATAAGATTGGTGTCTTTTTTCAGTTAAACAAATATTTGAATATTCATTGAAAATATCTTCTGGAATCATGTTTAATAATTTTGATTTATTAGGTATATTATAATAATTTAAATTTTGTGTTATGTTATTTGAAAATGCTATTTCAAACATTTGTCTTTTATTATATGTATTTTGATAATGTGAAAATTGTAAAATATCTTCATGATTCAATTTTGCCATTTTATTAGTGTAATTTTTAGTAAAATGTAATTCTTCTCCTGATGGACAATCGTCAATATATTTATTTTCATTTGCATATTTTTTCGTATATGCCATAAAATTATTAGTTGTATTATTATTATTTCCAGTTGGACCAAATCTAATTAATTCATTTAAATCGAAATCATAAATATAAGCAATATTAGATCCAGCTAAATCTAATTTACCATATTTCAATGCTTTAACAGCATTAATTACTCTGTTAGGTGAATAATAGTCATCATCATCCATACATACAATTATATCTCCAGATGCTAATTCATTTGTTTTATTCCTTAAACCACCTATTTTTATATTTTTACTCATAGGTAATAATTCATATATAATTTTTAATTTTGATTGATTTCTAAATTCATCTATTAACTTTGGTAATTCATTTTTTAAATTATCATTATTTTGTCCATCTACTATAATCCATTCTAGTTTTTCAATTGGATATTTTTGTTTGATTATATTTTTAAATAAAATTTTTATAAAATTAGGTCTGTTATATGTGGGTGTAACAATAGATACATATGGTTTTGAAATTTTATTTTTTTTTCCCATATTTTAATATTATTATGAAATATCTTTTTATACAATTTATATTTTAGTTTAAATTTTTTTTTTATTTTATTTTATAATATAATGAAAGATTTAATTAAATCAACTGTTATGTCATTAATGGAAAAAGCAGAATTCAAAATCAAATTAGAAACTCATTTAAATAAAATAATGGAAGATGGTCAAATTACTTTAAAAGATTTGCCTGATTTGGTATTCTTTTTAGTGGAATGTTATAATAATTTATCAAATATAAAATTATATAAAAATGATATTCCTGATTTTTTGAGAGAATTAGTAAAAAAAATAATAAAAGATTCACATATTATACCTGATAATCAAAAAGAAGAATTTTTAAAATTACTTGAAATGGCAATAAATTTAGTAATGATTCAACCAAAAGTTAAGAAATGTTTAAATATTTGTTTATAAAAAAAAAATTATAAAATTATAATATCTATGTTATTATAAATGGATAGATATAGTAATTTTTTATTTTTAATTTCTGTATTAATATTAATATTATTTGTTTGTAAGGAAAAAAAAAATAATATAAAAAATAAATTAAAAGATATAAATAATAGAGATATAAACAATAAAGATATAAATATGAATAATAAATCAAATAAATTACTCGATTTAAACAATACAACTAGTTTCAATAATCTAAATAATATAAGAGACATTAAAGATAAAAAATTAGATTTTTCAAAAAATAATAGTTTTAATAAAAAAGATGATAAGAAAAATAATTTTAATAAATATGACGAAAAAATTATAAATGATATTTCAAATAATAATAATAATAATAATGAAAATATTATTAAAAATAATAGTAATAATGATACTGTTAAAAATAAAGATGCTAAAACAATTAAGTTAATGGATATAAATGAAAATGTTTTAAATAAAAGAGATAAAGAAATAAAAAAATTAAGTGATAAAAAATTAAAATTGTCATCAAAATTTTTAAAAAAAGATTATATTTTAAATAAATATAAAACTGAA